TCCTCCCCCCCAGCGCGCTGGGCCGCCCCACCTATCATTTTATTAAACTTTCTGCCAATTATTTTATTTTTTTTTCTAGAAACTCTTTTTTTGGAAACTCTTTTTTTGGAAACTCTTTTTTTGGAAACTCTTTTTTTGGAAACTCTTTTTTTGGAAACTCTATTATTCTTTCTTTTAGTTCTTTTGACCATTTATATATAAAATATATATAAAATATATATAAAATATATATAAAATATTATTATTGCGGATCCAGAAGTTAAATCAAAATTAGATAGTTTAGAATATAAACTCGTTGATTTAGAAGTAAATTTAATAATATTATTAGAGAGAGATAGAGAAAAGCAAATTGTAATAAAATAAGTTCGCACATAGATTTTGTTGACAATGTATATGATACTGTAAAAAGTCCTTTAGGATTTTTTTGTTCGAAAGCGAATGTATTATCGGGTAATACATCGCATAGTTTAACTAATAAATTAATTTAACTTAGACTTTTCAATAGTTCTTCATAAAATTTACGGTTATTTTTTTTGCTATTATTTTTTTTTAAGTATCTAAAAATATAATAATCATCTTTCGTCAAAGAGAGATTCATGGTTGTCGTTTTCAAAGTTATTTTTGTATTTGTAATTTTAATGACTACTCCTTTTTTATGAATTTTACCAGAGGATTTTTTAATAAATACCAACCGATCATTTAAAAACAAGGTTTCTAAATCTAAAACGTATTCATGATTTGATAAGACTTTGACAGACTCATGAGGTAGATATTGTAAAAGGACTTTTTGTTTATTTTCATATATTTCAAGTATATTTTTTAATGGTTCCATTATAAATTATTAGATATTTTATCTTTGAATAGTCTATAAGATATAATTATTAAAGAGAATAGAAAAACTATATCCCAATTAATATATTCATGAACAATAGTCTCAATTTCAAATTCATTGTTATGGTTACTCAATAAAAATAAACAATCATCATAAATATATCTTGTAATAAATCTTAAAAGTATTAATATTCCTATAAAAACTAAATTGTATTTTTCATTAAAATATACTGATCCTATTAAGATTGTTAATACAAATAATATATGAGATATTTGTATTTCATCTAAATTTTTATCACTTTCTCCACTTATTAATATCAATTGCCCAATTAACATTATAAATAATAAACATTTATCGCGTGTTTTGCTTTTTGAATAATACTAATGTAATTATATTTGTTAGGATAGCAGGGTAAATAAGATTAATATCATCATCCATATTTAAAATTATATAAATTAATATAGATAATTATGATAAAAGATTTAACTAAAATCAGAGAATTATTAACTGGTTATGTTGAAGTTGAAATGCCATATGATTTTGATAAAGGATGTGATATTCAATATGTAACGCGTGGTTTAGAAGATGAAGCCGATTCATTTTATCCAAATTGTAAATTTATAAGAAGATGTAATGATATTTTAATCGTTGATCATAAAGGCCAAACAAAGAATGTTCATATTTGTAGAAGAGATAAAATTGGAAATATTATTTATAAGAGTCGTTTTTTTATATTAGAAAGTAATACTGGAAATTTAAATCAGATAGGTGGTGGTAAATCAAATGAAGATATAAAAGATCTAAAAGATACAATTATATATCAACAAAGCATTATTGAGAAACTAACAGACCGCGTAAAACATGTTGAAATTGAGAAACATGAAGTTCAAGAAAAGATATCAACTTATGAAGAATTATTACAAGAGGGTCGTTATAAACTCAAAGAGTTGAGTTTAGAATTAAGAGAAAAAACAGATAAATTAAATCATTATGAAGAATTAATACCTAAATTATATAATAGTCGTTAATCATGAGTCCCTTGATATTGATGATCATGAATTAAATGTCTATCATCTTCATGATGTTTAGGTTGTTCTAATTTTACCCTTAAGAATATATCTTGTATTTCATCATCATAAAGTATTTTATTTTGGATATGTTCCGGATCACTGTAACTATAATGAGGATTTCTTAAATCATGTGAGTCTTTTTCTAATTCTTCCTTATATATTTCATTAACATCTTCTTCTGGGAAGGCACCTGGTATTAATCTGAATTGTGAATTAATATCAGTATTAAAATCATAAGATTCTTTCCTTGGATCATCTTCACAAATAGGTGAATGATAGAAATGATCATAGCTTCTTATTTTATGAACATCAAGGAAGGCGCTGAATGGTCCTTTTAAGGGGGTATTCACTTCATTCGTTTTCACTCTAAAATTACTATTTGGAAATCGCTTAAATGGATAACCAGGAGAAGATTCTACTTCTTGTCTACAGGCATAAAATTGTTTACTATCAGGTTCATCTTTTTTAGGTTGATTTTTTTCATAGATTTGAATATTCATATTAGTATAATTTTCTTGTGTCTTTTGACAAAAAAATAAGAATAGGACAAGTATTAATAATAAATAAGAATTCATATACTTTAATATATTATATAAATTATATGGAAGATATAATTAATGGTATTTTTTTTTTATTATCAATCATTTTAGCGAATTGTACATTACCAACATTAGGTAAACGTATTACTAATTTGATTAATAAAAATTATTATGTAAGATTAATAATTTTATATGTATTGATTTTTTTTACAATAAACTTTACATCAAGTGATAGGGATCATGTCAAAGAACATATTAAAAATACAAGCATATTGTTTGTAATATATTTAATGACTACTAAAATTAACCTATATTTATCACTATTAATATTTTTATTAATCTTATTAAATTACACACTAAATTCACATATATTATATTTAGAAGAAAACAAAAAACAAAACATTGAAGAATATAAAATATACAGTGATTATATCACATTAATAATCATTTCAATATCTATTACAGGGTTTTTATATAAAATATATCATAAAAATCAAAAATTAAAGTATATTTTTAGCATGGATTAGCTCCCTGTACTACCAAATCCATCATTTCCTCTTTCAGAATCAGATAATACCTCAACAAGATTTAAATTGATTGGTTCGAGATGAGGTCCGCAAATTTGAAAGAGTCTTTGACCCTTTTGAATATGATAAGGCTCATCTGAAATATTATCAACTACAGCCATTAGATTACCTCTATATCCAGCATCAATAATACCTACACTATTTGCTAACCGAAGTGGTGTTTTACTAATACTTGAACGTGGGTAAAGATAATAACATACATTTCTACTATCATTATCTGATAAACCTTCACATTGAATCTTGAAATCAATCTTACCAGTTTCATGGGGTGGGATAATTAAATCACTCGGACAATATAAGTCTAATCCAGCATCCCCTCTAGACTCCCTATTTGTATTTGATGTTTCTAAAGCATCGTCGTGATACATAGTCTTAATTTCATCATTGAGAGGCTTTAATAGTAACTTCATATTTATTCTTTTCTTAATGAAATAGATTTTAAGTATATTTAATCAAATTTATTTACACTTTCATAAATATCTGTTAAATTTAATAAATATTTAGTCATTGGTAAATATGATTAAAATTCATTTTTTATGTATGATAGATATTTTAGGATCCTCATCCACCCTTATGATTATTCCTATGATGATTACCACCATACATATATCCACCACCCGATTGTAGTTTTCCACCACCTCATCCCATTCCGCCCTTCATAACTTTTTTAACTCTTCTTTTAGATCGTTTACGAGAAATTTTACGTGATTTATAACCTTTCTTTTTAAAAGATTTCTTTTTCAAAGTATTTTTTCTTTTCGCCATATTTTATAATTATAATTAGATAATATTTTCCCTACATTGAGGGCATGTATTATTATTATTTAACCATTTACTTAAACAGTTTCGGTGAAAACTATGACTACAATTTAAATTTATAATTTTTTCATTCTTTTTATATCTTTCTAAACATATACTACACTCATCTAGTAATAAATTATCATTTGATCTTACTTTACTGATGGGTAATTTATATTTATTGTAATTATTTTTACAATTTTTAATAAATCCCATACATAAACTACTACAAACCTGAGAACAAGATAAGAATAAAATAAAACTTAAAATTATCTGGATATCAGACTTTGTATATTCATCATATGTAGTTTGATTATAATCATTCGGAGATAAATACTCTCCTGAATAATCTTCAGAGTGTTTCCCCGGATAATCTTCCATAATATAAAATTTATATTATAATCTTTTAATCTGTATTAACATTTGGTGAAAGACATAATTTAATATGACCCAAATTTGCTACATCATATCGGATAACTAAAGGATAATCATTTTTAATATACAAATGAATTAAATTACATAAATTAGTACACTTTGTAAAAAGTGAAAGATATTTTAAGGAAAATACACCTTGAATTGGTAATTCTGGACCCGCCGATTTAGAAAAACTTAAACCACCCTGTGTTTCGCATAAGACTGTCTCTTGATTTGCGAAGTCTCCTTCGCAATTTAGTATCAATGATTGTCCTACACTTTTAATCTCAATATTTTCGCCAATATTAGTCATGTCTCGGATAAGCTTTTGAAAGTCACCAGAAGGGAGAGTCAACTCTGTTTCAAATTTAGCCGGTGGGATCGTTAATTCCCCTTCAGGGATATCTAATAAATTCATCTTGAATGTTGTTTGTGTATTTTTTTCAGCATTATTAATCTTAATACCGAGTTGATTAGGATTATCTTTTTCTACGAATAGAGTTAATGTATCATTGTTGCTCATAGCTTTGATAAGTTTAAACATGTTCATCATATTAACACCAATAGATGTCTTTTTATCACAGTGAAAATACTCAAAGTTTTCCGAACTTAATTTCATATGAATTAATACGATCTGTGAAGTATCTGTCGCAATCAACTTAATACCCGTTTTATCAAAAGTAATATTTGTATCAGTTAAAATTTCTTTTAATGATTCAACAAGTACTCTAAAAGCCCCAGATTGAACTGTCTTAACTATAAAAATATATTTATCTTTATCCGCGTTCATATTTTAATAATTGTAGTATGAAAATATTCTTTAAATATAAACTTAATATTTTAAATATATATATATACTAAATGTGGACAACAGTCATGATATATTTATTTATTATAATTCAAATTGTGGCGACAGTGGGTGTATTTGGTTGGTTAATTCCAGAAAAATTGTGTAAAAAGGTAGATGAAGATGGCAATGAAGATGATAGCAATAAATGGATGTGGTATGTGTTTGGAACTGTGTTACTTTTACCTAGTATATTTCTTATATATTATATGATTAAACTGGGATCCGAAACAGTTTATAAAAAAGTAAAAGATAAATTAAAAACCGGTTACCAAAAAGCGAGTTCTGCGGCGACCAGATTAGGGTCTCAGTTAGATCAGTCCCCCTAATTTATTTAAAAACTATCTCATATATTAAATTGTAATATAATATGAGTGAACCTTGTTTTATCTTAAAAGAATATTTAAAATACCATGATGAAAATATACAAAAATATGGTGAAAATACAGTTGTTTTAATGCAAGTTGGTTCATTTTATGAAATTTATAGTGTTCAAAATGAATCCATTAATGTTGGTGCTGATATTTATAAATTAGCTGATATACTAGGTATTCAAGTTGTTCGTCGTAATAAGAGCATCCCTGAAATTAATTATGATAATTTCTTAATGGCGGGTTGGAACATGTATGCTACAGAAAAATTTCAAAAAATATTACTAAATCATAACTATACAATTGTATTTGTAGATCAGGTTACTGAGCCACCCAATCCTGAAAGAAAAATAACTAATATACTTAGTCCCGGAACAGTCTTAGAAAATTATAATAATAGCGATAGCAATAATCTATTATCGGTTTATATCAATAGTTATCCGCAAGGATTAGATAAGCGTATTCATGTAATCGGATTATCATCAATTGATATATCTACTGGTCAGAATAATGTTCATAAAATTATCTCTTCTGTCTCAGATGATAATCTATGGAAAGATGAATTATTTAGATTAATTCATTATTATTCACCAAAAGAAATAATTTTTCATATCGATAAAGATATTCATTTATCAAAACAAGATATTAGTAGCCAGTTTGATATTAATTCAGATACACTTCATTATGAATTATATAAAGACTCTTGTTATAAAAAACCAAGTTTTCAGAATGATTTCTTACAAAAGATATTCAAAACAGGATATCTGACACCGACTGAATATTTAGGATTTGATTCTACTGAAATGACACTTAGTTATATTTATATGATTCAGTTTATTCATGAACACAAATTAGAAAATTTAAGTGATCTACCGAAACCCACCTTAAAATGTGATGAGAAAAATTTAATTTTAAGTCATAATGCGATTTATCAATTATATTTAATACCAAGTAAAGAACATGAAGATGAAAAATTTAATTCATTACTAAATATCCTTAACAAGTGTAATACTGCTATCGGGAGAAGACTTTTAAAAAATAGACTTTTATATCCTATCATTGATAGTTCAAAATTAAAAGAAAGATATGAAATGATTGAAAAATTTCAGAAGGATGAATTATATAATTCATTAAAACCAAATTTAAAAAAGATATTGGATGTCGAGAAATTACATCGTAAAATGGGATTGAATTTATTAACCCCATATGAATTTTATTCATTACATGTTTCTTATACATATTTACTTAAATGTAATTCTACTTTACAAGGGGTTTTACCTGATATCGGAGGTGATACTATTTTAAAATTAAATACATTTATAAAAGAATATACAACCGTTTTTAATGTAAGTGAATTAGAAAAATATTCTTTAGTGAATATGATTACAAGTGTTTTTCAGAAAGATATTTATCCAGAGATTGATAAATTACAACATGAAATTTTACAGTCTAAAGATATGATTAATGCTATCTGTGAAAAATTAGGAAAATATATTGATACTAAGAAAACTGGTATTGTGAAACAAGATTACAATGAAAAATATGGATATTATCTCTATGTAACTGATAACCGAGCTAAAACATTTCAAAAGTCAATAAGTAATTTAGTGAATACCTCAGTTAAGGTAGAAGGGATAACAATTGATCTTAAAGATATTCGGTTTATTAAAAGAGGAACAAATTCACATATTGAATTTTCTTACACGAATGAATTATCTAATCGGTTGGTAGCGAATCAGTCTAAAATTCAAAGCATGAATAAAACGGCTTATTTAAGTGAAAGTGATAAATTTTATAAATCATATAAAAATTTATTTGATGAAATAGTCTCTTTTATTGGTTTTATTGATTTAAATAGTTGTTTAGCGAAGATTAGTATTGAAAATGTATATTGTAAACCTGAAATTATAGAATCAAATAAGAGTATGATTGTAGCAAAAAGTATAAGACATCCTATTGTCGAAAGAGTTCAAACTGAAATTGAATACATACCGAATGATGTTACTTTAGGTGAGAATGGGATACTTTTATATGGAACAAACGCATGTGGTAAATCTACTCTTATGAAAAGTATTGGTTTAACACTTATTATGGCTCAAGCAGGGTTCTTTGTTCCATGTAAAGAATTTATTTATTCACCTTACACTCAGATATTTACAAGGATTCTAAATAATGATAATATTTTTAAAAGACAATCTTCATTCGCTGTTGAAATGAGTGAGTTAAGAGGTATTTTAAAAAGAGCCGATAATCATTCTTTAGTCTTAGGAGATGAAGTTTGTTCAGGAACAGAAACAACTTCTGCATTAAGTATTGTTTCAGCCGGATTAAAAACATTAAGTGATTTAAAATGTTCATTTATTTTCACTTCTCATCTTCATCAACTTATGGATATTCAAATTGTGAAAAGTTTAAGCACACTTCAAGTATTTCATTTGAAAATTGAATACAATCCAGAAACAGAAACACTCATTTATAAACGCAAATTAGAAAAAGGTTCTGGACCAGCTATCTATGGTTTAGAAGTATGTAAATCATTAGATTTAGGTGATGAATTTATATCACTCGCTAGAAATGTTCAAATGGAAATCAGTGATATTAATAAAACATTAGTGAATGATAAAAAGAGTAATTATAATAGTGATATTTTAATGGATATTTGCCAAGTATGTAAAGGTAAATCAGAACATACTCATCATATTAAAGAACAATGTACAGCAGATAGCAATGGTATTATAGATAATCATCATAAAAATATTACTCATAATCTTGTTCAATTATGTGAATCATGTCATCATAAGGTTCATAATGAAAATTTAAGAATTTATGGTTATATACAAAGCAGTGAAGGTATAGTATTAAACTATGAATATATTGATATCAATGGTGTAACAAATCATAAAAAGAAGTTTAATAAAAAGGATTTACAAACTATTTTAAATTATAAAGATGATATTGAAAATAAAATTTTAAAGAAATCAAATCTTATTAAAAAGTTAGAATTAGAACATCATATTCAGATATCAGGATCTACATTAAACAAGGTTTTAAAAGGCGAATATTAACGTCTTTTTCTAGTGTGATTCTTTTTAGTGTGATTCTTTCTTCGTTTTGTTTTCGGTTTATTTCTCTTTGTTCTTTTCTTAGATTTTATTTTCTTTCTTTTTCCTCCACCGGTTCTATTGGCAAGTTCTTCTAATCTTTCATCTGACAGAGTCCTCGCCACCCGCTCAGAACCCTTGCGTGCTAATTTGGCTGCTGCACCTAATGTTGCGTTATTTGTAGCTAGAGATAATTGTGCCCGTCTTCCCCTCTCCGCTGCCACTACCAGAGGACTGATTTCCTTCATAGCTGCTGATGAGGTATTACCCAAGGTATTACCCATTATATATATAAATAACCTTAGAAAATAAAATAGATTAAAGATGAATATATTAATACAAACGCATAATTAATATCTAACGTATTCCATGTCCATAAGTCTCTTTTATAAAAAGGATTCATTAAGTATCCAAATAATGAATTTAAATTTATACTGATTTTACCGGTTGAATCTGGTCTTAATAATATTTGACCAACAGAATATTCGCTATAAATGATAAAAAATATTGTGATAATAGTTGAAAAAAATATTAAATTAATAATTTCCATTAATTTATTTTTCTATACTATAACTATAAATGTTTTCTTGTAAAAATTTAATTGTGATTGTTGTTGCGGTGTATTTAGTATTATATGTATTAAAAGATGATACCTCTAAGATGGTAGTAGGAGGTGCTACCTTATTTTTCCTTTACAACAATGGTCTATCATTTAAAGAGGGTTTAGAAAGTGGTGCCCCGGATAATTCATTGGGATTTTTCCCTGAAACAGATAATAGCGGAGACAGTATTGTTGGTAATAATACTGTTTCTGCGGGTGGAGCAAGACCAGATAATTTAGTGAAAGCATCTACTGTGAATACTGGCCCCTATGATGGATTATGTCTTAAAACAGGTAATCAGGAGTATTGGATGAAATCTCCAGATGAGACTGCTTTAGTTCCAAATGATACATTATATACTTATTTATCTAGTCAGGGTCCAATCAAGATGAAACTATCTGATCAAGCGGCATTAAGAGGTCCACCAGTTGATGGTGTTAAGGGTTCATTTGAAAAGATGTTCATGTGGGCAAATAATGTAACAAGTCCTCTATGCTGTCCTAGTACATTCTCTACTAGCACAGGATGTGTCTGCTCCACTAAGAATCAGAGAGATTTTATTGCGGGTAGAGGGGATATTTTAAATGGGTCTAAAGATGAAGTTGAAGTTTAAATTATTATTTAAATATAAATTTAAAATATTCTTATAAATGAAAAATAAGAATTGTCCTATTTGCGATAAAGATATGGTGTATTTTGAAAGATATCCTAAAATGATATGCCATGAATGTGTTTTACTAACTACAACTGAAAATGGTGAAAGTATAAAATTTTACAATATTGATCATACAGGTGGTTTCTTATCAATTGTAAATGATGTAAAAGGTGAAATACATGAATGTTTTATTAATAATAAGAAATGCTATGCTGATGAAGCACGATTTGGAGGAATAGTCATTCAATTATCTGAGTAACATACTATGAATTTTTTCATATGCTTCACCATGTTGTCTATCATAAACATCCAATCGGGATAATCTATCTTTTTCTATCTTCTCTTCTAAAGCTTGTTGTTTTGCTAATCTGATCTGATCTTCTTGTGTCATTTGATAAGAAATATTACTTCTTTGTGATTTGACTCCTCTTACACTATTTGCTCTCCCAGAAGTATCAACTGAAGAAGGGTCAATCAACATGCTCCCATCTGTAAATGCTTGTTTATAATCAGTGTAAGCTAAATTATCTGAATTACCACTGAAATCTGTAATTTTACCTTGTCCCAATGTCATAATACTATCAGAATTAGACATTGAAATTTTTACTTCTGGTTCTCTATATTTCACTAACGAATTTTGAGGATTCTTCTGTGATTGTTCTCTTTTATAGTTTTCAAATGTAGCATTAAACATATCTTTATTAAATCCATTTTGAAACATTTTTTGCTGACCAGATTCCAAAGCTGGATTTTCTTGTATCCAATCGCCATAACCATCGTCATACACTTCGGGTATTTTATTTTGATCATATATTTGATTAAAAACATCAATATCAAACTTTTCAGTCATTTTAGTATTTATTTTTGGAGTATTCATTTGTTGAGAATAGTAATCTTTTGATGAATCTCTTAAGTCATTATGACTATGATTATTATTTTGTTCTTTTAATTTCTTTTGTAAAATAGTAAATGCGATAGATACTTGCTGGAATGCTTGAGGAGATCCCCCTCTATCAGGATGTGCTTTCATGGCTGCTTTCAGATAAGCTTTCTTTAAAGTCTTTTCATCATAAGTTTTAGATAAATTTAATATTTTATAAGGATCAAGTTTAACCTTAGCAGAAGGTAATTGAAGTTGTGGTTGTTGTGGTGGTTGATAAGCATTTTGCTGACCCATGGTATCACTTTGAAAAAACATGTTAGGCGGCATTTGCTGTTGCATCATTTGCCCTTGTAAATTATTATTAAACAAACTATTGATTTGTTGTTGTTGCTGATAAATTAAATTTTGTTGTTGCTGAATATAAGATGAATATAATTCAGCAAATTGTTGATCTTTACTTGGAGTTTGTCCCATATTTATATTAGTATTCGTCAAAATAGTTTTAAGATTATAACTTTAAAAAATAAAATAATAATCTATTTATAATTAATAGTATATAAATGGACTGGTCTGGATGTGGTGAGCTTGGACGTGAATGTTGTCCTGCTGAACAAGCTGAAGGAACGCTGTGTAATATATCACAAAGACATAAAATTACACCTCAGTATAACAAGACACATGAGGGTGGGGGCGAACCTTTGATATTCCCAGGCCATAGTACATGGACCGGTATGAATCCCGGGGGAGATGATAAATATCCGAAAGATAGTCCAGAATACGCTAAAAAACCAAAAGGTGTTATTCCAGGTAGCACCGGTGAGAGAGAGTGGTATAACGGCGCTAATATATGCGGGGTGAGGGATAAAGATTGTTACAGGGAAGGTCTGGATCAGGACGTCACGAATGGTATCTTAAAATTAGATGAATATTATACAGCTTGTGGATATGGTGATCCAAAGGGGTGGAGAGAGGGTCAAATAAGGCACGGTAACCATTCAAGTTTCCCAGGTGATGCAACATGGTCTTTAATTACTGAAGGATTATTTGGTAATGAGAACGGCGAATGCGATTCACCATTCGCATTGTGGTCGGGATTTGAACTTAAAGAAACGGATACTTGTAAAATACTATCTGAACCTGGTTTATTAAACGGAACAACAACAAAAAATGCAACGGCGGGGGGGGTGGGTGGTGGTGGTGCAGTAGTAGGCGCGGGCGCGGGCATGGTTGCGTACGCCGCAGGAGCGACGGTTCTTGGTGCGACAAGCATTGTAGCAGCCCCGGTGGTATTAACTGCGCTGGCTATTGGTTCCGAATTTTATTCAGAAAAATATGATGATGATTCTATGGGTTGTCATTATAAATACAGGAAAGATTGGAATGATCGTGTATGGGATGCTCCACCTAGATTTAAAAGTGAAGCAGATGAAGAAAGTGTATATGATCCTTTATACATTGATGTAGATACTGGAATACCTAAAGCACGGATGGCTTGTTGTACTAGTTATGAAGATGGGGTATTTAAACCTCCCACTAATATTAATGGCGATAAAATAATATGCCCACTTACCAAGGATGCAATGGACATTTATTCAAATGATGATATAGAAAAGTATGGTGCTGGAGTATATGATCCAGGATCAAATGTTTGCGCAAGATACAATCTTAATATTGATGGACCAGATACACCTGATAAATGGTGTTCACATAATATCACAAAAGATAATGATGAGTTTAGTAGAGGAAGTGATGGGAAGCCAGTAATAAAAGTATTAAGTGATCCTTTTTGGGATATTAAATATACAAAATATATTAAATTATTAACAGATACATCTTGTATTAGTTGGTTAGAATTAGACTATGAACAAAGTTTAACAAGTGAGCAATTACCGTTCAAACCAAGGAGTCGGGCTCTTGGAAATGAATTAAAAGAATTTTTTATATGGGTTTCAGCCAATTTGGCTAATAGTGAGTATACACCAGTATCATCTGTTAAATCACCAAATGGTATTAGAAATGATTTAATACAGGTAGAGAGCAAAATGAGTGGATTTCAACAAGGTTGCCCATCTGGAACTGTTGAAGCTACGCAATATATTGGAGATAGAAGTATAAATCCTGAAAATGTATGTAATACATTACATTTGATTCCGGAGAATAATCAGAAAATCATTAGCGCATGTCATAGTGATAATCCCGAAACAAAAGCTGAAATAGATGCGATGCTTGTTGAGAGTGGTCTTACGTGTGAGGGTGTGATACCATATCTGGAATCAGATTCATGTACAATTCCGTCTATTCTACCAACATTAAATAAATGCACTGATCTTGATTCTCAAAATTGTACCAAAAGTTTTTACAGTATTACAAATGGAACTACAATAACATATTACCCTTGTTATCAATATGAAAAGGATGAACAAGATGAATGGAAAGCTAAATCTATTAATGGAGATTTAATCCCCCCCCGAGAGGATTTATCGGAATCTGGGTGTGGATATTATCCAGAAGTGAGAAATGTTGAAAATAATAATAGTGACAAAAAAATAATAATTGAAGATTATTTAAGAACAAGAGATACTGAAGATTTAAAAACTATTATTGATGAATATCCCGGATACAGTGGTTTAACCGAAGACTTAAGTAAAGATCGAATGATTACTCTGCTTTATAATTCAGGTATGTTTGATTTTATATATGAAATATTATTTCCCGGTGAAGGATCTGATTACAGTGAATGTATAGGAGGTAATCTAGGTACATGTTGTAATTATCTAAACACAAAGTTAAATTTAAGAGATATTCTCAAGGACCAAGAAAAAAGGACACTTTTTGATACTAATTTTGATGCGAATACAACGTTAGGGAAATTTCTAAATTTCCTAACAACTCGCGCTGCTGGAGCATTCTTACATCATTCAACATATTCCACAAGTAAAAAATCGAATAGTGAAAATGAATTTATCATAAATATGAAAAAATTTTGTAGTAGAGCTGATATTTTTGATTGGCGCGAGATATATGAGAATGAGCCTCGGGATGTACAAGACTATAAAAAAAAATATAATGATTTATTAAAGGCAAGATATTCAAAAATATGTAACTGTTTTTGGTCATGGACTGAGACTCCTGCTTTCGGCAACCCAGTAAAAGAAGAAGTTAGAAAGAATTATAAATTTAATATTTGTCGTAGTATAAATGCAGATTCTAATTATTGTAATAATAACACTTGCGACTTATTAACTCAGAAAGAACAAACTGCGTGTCAGAGTAACGCTCAAACAGGAGAGGGTTTAGTTCAACAAATCATTGACTTTTACAGTAATAAAGATCCTACAAGGGATGATAGGCTAAATATAGACAATTCATGTTGGTATTGGCCTTGTTGGAGTGCTACGACAAGTAATAGCGATTATACTGAACTTGAGAAATATGGATTAAATACTAGACATACTAAAGATGTCAATCAAGGTGAAACAGGGGCTCATTGTAATCAGGGTAGTTGTAAATATGCTTGTATAGCTCAAAATATAGTTGATTATGATGAGATAACTATAACAGGGAACTCACAACTTGTACAGAAGATTAATCAAAAATGCTTTGTGAGCCCCTCACCAGCTTTATCAGATAATGTTAACGATTCGAATGCGAGGATGTGTGGTCGCAACGGACAAGAAGTTAAGAATCAGAGATTTACGGAATCTCAACACGGAGATTTTCATTCTAGTACACGTCATAATCAACCATCATCATCGCCATCACCATCACCATCAGAACCATCACCATCAGAACCATCGTCATCGGATAATAATATTTTACTGATTACAATAGTTGTTATTGTAGTGATAGGATTTGTATTAACAGTTATCTATTTGTTTGATCCTTTCGGTAAAATTTTTAGTAAAATTTTTAGTAAAATTTTTAGTAAATCAAATGATAACGGATAAGTGGAGGGGGTGAATGATAATCCAATGTTTAAAGAAACTTAAATAATATTTAATTTTATGTATATTTATCTTTTTTTATATGTTTCTAAATAATATAGAATAAATGTTTGCGGGATATCAGAGTAGTCAACAAAGCAACATTGTAAATAATAATATTAATTCAAGTGTTTCAAATTCAACAGCAATTGCGAGTGAACTAAATACAAATCAAGAAGCTGGTGTAAGGGCATTAAATGAGTTAAAACAGAGTTCGCCTGGTGGTAAATTAACTGTGAAAAACTGCAAAATCGGCCAAGATATTGATGTTAGTCAAAACATTACTCAAGATATAACCGCGATAAGTAAAAGTGATATATCATATGATACCAATTTATCTACAAATGTTACGAATGATTTGAAGAATGATTTAAATCAAGAAGCTCCAGGATTTGCAGGTGGGTTTTTATCTGCACAAATAAACAATCAATTAAATAAAGTATCAAATGATGTAAATAATACAATTAGAAATAATATATTTATTAAAAGAAACGAGTTTATTTCATCTATAGAGAATGTAGAAGGCCATAATTTAATAAATTATGATGAAGTGGATTGTGAAGATGGAGAAATTTATCAAAATCAAAACATCAACCAAGATTTATCACAGAAAGCCATGCTATCAGCTGATGATAAGGTAGTAACAAAAAATGTTATTGCTGTTACATTACAAAATACATTATCAAATACCGCCTCTCAGGGTCCTAGTTTATTTGGTACAATTGTTGGAGTTCTTTTCATGTTTGTAATGTTAGCTAAAGCATACTACACAACGGAGAATTCTAAAAGTACATTGGAAAAGGTTTTATTTATTTGGTTTGCATCTTATATCTTTTTCGCCGTTATTATGTGGTGTATTATGTTATTCGTTTCTGATACTTTACCTGGCACTTCTATGGTTGTCACTAAATTTGAAGAACCCTGGTTTGGGAGTTATTGTACTGATGGTGATTTTAACGAGCGTGTGGGTGATCATATAGATAAATGTTTAGAAAAAGCTACTGATAGAGAGCATTGGGAATATAACTGGAAAGAACATTCAATAAGAAAAAATATGAACATGCCTGATATTTCAGGTACACCTATATCAAGTTCATTTACAAAAGACAAGAGTGGTAAAGAATGTGAAAAAGGATCTAATGGTCTGGAATGCCGCGAAGATGCTGAAGATGATTATATAGCGGAAATGAGATTACGCACATCTGTAGAATGTTCTAATATATATGATAGTGATGATAATAAATTTACGACAACATTAGAAGATGATGATTTTTATTATCATCATGATTTTTATTCTAATATAGAGGAAGATAATAAATGGGTGAGAGATAAAAGTGTAACAGTGGACCCAGTTAAACTTAGAAATAATCAGGTTCATAATGATGAAAGCATAGAAATATTACAACCGGGCACAGGTTATTTAACAGGGGGTCCTTATATTACTACTTGTAGAAACATAAATGGGGAATACTGCTGCAAAGAAGGTAAAACTTGTACTGATGGTGATGGATCCAATTTAAAAGTTTATGTAAATTCTCTAAGTAGTTGTTCTACTGATCCAGATTATTTAAATTCTAACACTATTCCAGATATTTCTGACGATAAAAGTTATGGATTCGCGTGTTATAAAAGTAAAGAACCTGGTGGTATCACTGGTTTATGGAATAGTTCACTTGCTCTTAACGATGATGGAAATCCAGAATCATGTCCAAGTAGTACTTTATCATCAATTACTAAAACACTGGGATATTGCAGTAAAGCAGGTGGCACAACCTGTATGTCAGCTGATAAATGTTCTATAAATTATCTTACAAATCTCAATAATAAAGATAAATCACAATCTCTCACACCTTCTTCGCATGTAAATAATAATGGGTATACTGCTGATGGTGGATTAAATCTACAAAATCTTGGTTGTCCTCAGAAAACAGGGGGAGAGGAGGGGGGGTGCATACTTGAAGTAAATGGTGTGAATAAAATTATTATAGACAACGCCGATGATGATGATGTAAAAAATAATCACAAGTTTCATCCGGATAATATATATACTATTGATAGTAACCCACCAGAAGGATTAGGTGTAAAAAAACCAATTTATCATGAACCACGATTTAAGGTCGCATGGTCAAATGATATAGAACATCCACCACAAGGTCTCGGACACTCATACAGTATATGGGCAACATCAGCATTAATAAAAACTACAAATGAAGAAACACAGAATGAGAATTGGAAAGTAGATACTTTTAATGGCGAAGATGCGAGTAGTGAATCCGTGTGTCAGATAATTTCCGACGGGACAAATATTATAAATAAGAACAGGAAATGGGAATATGATGATAAAAGAGATATGGGCAATATTTGCGAAAGTAAATTTAAATTAAATCCTATTTTAGTCAAAGAATATAATAAAGAAACAAAAGAAAAAACCTTTAGAACTTCAGGTGGACATATTCAATTAGGATGTGGAGCGAAATCCTTATCAAATTCCTCATCAGAAGCAAAATGTTATTGTAAAAATGGTGCGAATATAACCAAAACATTAAATTCAAATGGTTGGTTATACGGGATAGGTTTAATACCATTCGGTTTATCTTTCATAATAGCGGTATCCGCCGCCTTTATTGGATTTAATAAAGTAGGCAAAGATGTAACGGGTGGGAACCTTGATGGTGACGAAATATCTGCTGCTGCCGAAAAGTGGGATTAAGTTTTGAAGATAGTGGGTGAAGATTAGCTCCTCCCATGAAATATATATGAATCCAATCCATTAAATTTAAAATAATGAATAATTTGTACCTATTTCACTATTAATAACATGTGTAAAAAATATTAAATATAAGATACAAACACATGATAAACAACTAAATACCCCACATAATTCTTTACATAACTTTTTATCAATTTTACCAATTTTACTTTTATTTTCTTTTATATCAGACACAAATAAAGGTGGATACATCTTTATAATGATCCATCATTATCTTCTAAATGATTTCCATATTTTACACCAATGTAAAATGATAGAGCACTTGTCCCCGATAAAAAAATAATCCAACCTAAACATTTCATCATTCCAAAACCACATCGTTTTTGTTTCTTAGGTAAATCCATTAGTAAACTATCTTGGCTTTCACTATAAATACTTGTTTTTCTTAGCTCTGTCATTTAATATATAAATATGAAATATTTTTAAATATTTTACTGAATTCTGTCTTCTGGATTTAGATATTCGTAACCTAAGAATTTAAATATTTCACACTCTTCATGAAACACCTTATCTACCGTTTTACCCGAATCAGTGTGTTTAATACTATATTCATTCATCGTATAACCTTGCTTCAAAGCATCATCTCTCATTCTTACATTAAAATCACCTGAACCTGTAAAATACAAGATAGCAAATGGATATTCGCTGGGTTTCGTATACATAATATCAATACGCCTGTGACATGGCGAAGAATCTATCTTACCCATACCCATATACTTCTTACCACCTCTCGCTAACTGACATATAAGATAACCTTCTTGAACTAATACATCAATAAATTTTTCATATGATTTCTTAGAACTGGCTTTGAGCAGCAAATCAATATCGCCGCTATCTGGTCTCTTTCTACGATAAGAACCCGCGATTGTGAGTTCTGCTTTAATATCAATCTTTTTTAAGATACCCTTAAGATAAACTTCATGCTTCTCTATTTCTGAATAAGGGATTCTAACTTGCATATCATCATAGTATTGTAGACCCTTCAGTTGAGTATCATTCAGATGATCTTGGATATTATCACATTTTCTCAGATCATCAACACATTTGAAACCTGCCCCTAGTAGTTTCTTCGCATGTTGTTTCCCGACACCATGAATCTTAAGAAATTCTTCTAAAGGAGATTTCTTATCCTTAATATTTTCATACTCTTGAAGAGTCCCTGTATCAATAATTTCTTTGATACGATCAATTGTACCTTGACCGATACCTTTCACAGATTTTAGATGAGAAGCATCTAGTTCGGAATCCTTTGATAACCCCTTCAAAGCCTTATTGACGCTCATGTAAGTCTTTGCCCTAAATGTATCATAATTGCTCTTATAATAATTTTCAAAATAGTTGAAAATCTTAATGACTTTATCAAGTGTATCCCTACATCCTTCACTGACTACATGATCTTTCACTACAACATCATCTCTGATTCTAAGATACCTACCAAACCGAGGAACACCTTTATCGGTAAATCCAGAACATTCAAATGTAATAATTGTTCCTACTGGATGAGTTCTCAGATAATTCTTGCGAATCTTATCATCCATACCAGAAAGAGTAAAGATATGATTATCATCTTTATCAACACTCATATAGGTATCATGATTCTTTAGAGGGCGACATATGAAGCTACCCAGCATACCATTATATTTACTATCTGGATCACCCATTTTATAATCAATGATTACTGCTTCTCTATCAAATGCTGGTTTGAATTTCAACATATAGGAAGAACGCCCATTATCATAAGGTGCTTGTGGATGCTTTAGCATAATACCTTCGCCTCCATTGTCAATAATCTCTTGATAAAATTCTTTCATCATCTTTTCTCCGGTAATACGCTTTTGCTGAGCGAAAATCAATGGTGGTTCGATGCTAGTATCATCTGGAATATAAAATTCTTCGTTCTTGAGTCTTAGAGACCATGACTTGCTCGTAAAATTAACAATGCGTTTCAACTCCTTGAGTCGGTCTACAAAGCCTCCTTCAGCATTTGTGATGTCATAAACTTGATATTGAATCTGAAGCCATTCTTCGGGGACAGGAACTTTCTTTCTCACAATACCCATGAGTTGAAAGTTATCTCTGCCGGCCCACAACTCGCCATCAATAATTTTATCACCTAAGAGGTTTGGTGGAGGCATAGACTCAAGAAACCAATCAGGGGCATTGAATGATTTACTGTTACGGGAATAAAATTTACCTACTGGCTTACCATCTACCATCTCATAGCAGAATAGTGCTCTGTATCCATCAAACTTCTCAGACATATACCATCCCCTAGGAGGAGTAGCATATTTAGAGTTATCTTTCTTAAGAGTCATTCCAAGTTCGTATTCTTTTGCGAGCATTACATTCATCTTTTTAGTTGTCATATTTATTATACTAATTAAATATCACATGTTTAAATCAAATTTATTTAAGAAAATTAATATTCTTATGGTGGGATGGCCACTTGAGCAGCAGTGGATTAAACATCCCCATCTACCCTAATGAGGACTTTCAATAACTCATTGGTTCTTTTAAAACCAAAATTAATTATTCAACAGTAGATGAAAGAGCTAAGAAAGGACATTGAAAGAGCTTGATAATATTTTCATATTCTATCTCTCATATTTCCCCATTTTGAATAATGATGGTAGCCAATATATAGTCTGTTATACGTAATCCGGGGTTCGCACGCATGTACATCTGCAGACTATCTCCGTAAGGGAAATCACGGGTGTCTTCCCTTGTAGATTTATTCCAATATTTTACGGCACCATTCTGATCATAATACATAGTATAATCAGTCCCTTCGGCGATCACTCTAGGTCGCGTATCAGTGGCAGGTTGCGGCCCCGGTTTCTGCTTCGCAGCCCATATTTCTCGCACGCGGTTTTTGGCCTCTTCAAACGGCGGCTTTTGCCCCTCTTGAATCGCTTGTTCCACCAGCTGTTCGGCCTCATTCTCTGGCATACCCCGGCTGCTTTTAGCCCACTCTATGAAATAAACTTTAGCAGCGGTCAATTCTTCTTCATGAGGATGATAGCCGCCAGCCGCTGGCGCTGGTGCTGGTGCATGCGCCTGCATCCCGTCACCGTCGAGGGATGCAGGCGCAGGGATAGGCGCCGGCTGTGGTCCAGCGCTGGGGTCTGCGTGTACCAGCTTGGCATACATCATGTACGCGTTCTGGTGGACCTCTACCATCTTCTCTTGAACCTGCTCCTCCGTCAATAAAGCACAGTGGCGCAGCACGTGATTCATGGTGTCGTCGTACTGCAGCGACACGATCACTGTGTTCAGCGCACCGTGCTCCACCTCCAGCAGTCGCTCGATGAGATTCGGCACCGCCCGAGCGAAGGCGAAGAAGATGCGCCGCGTGGCCTGCGGCGGCGGCAGTGTGTTTTGGCCATCACACGGCGTATGCTGTCCACCCTCTTCAGCCTTGGCCGCCTCACGGATGCGCTCCATAGGAGCAAACATGAACTTGTTAAACCAGCGGTGCGTGTACTCGCGGTCGGCCCCGATCGTCAGCCACTCACTCGGCGGTACGTACTCCGTCGTCGGGTTGAGCTTCTTGTGGCGCGCCATCTCCTCGCCGACCCGTGGCTTCTTCGTCGTCTGGAAAAGCTCTCTGAAGCCCCGCTGCAGCGGCCCTGACTGCGGGTCTGTGTCTCTTTCCGGGTCGTAGCTTGGCTCGAAGATCTCGCCGGTGTCGAACATGTATTCGACGAAGTTTTCCTCAGTCAACTCTCTGTACGCGCTGTGCGCATCGCACCCGGAGACCGCGCCGTGCGCCCGGGAGACCCAGTCGGTATCCACCGATTGGCCCTTGACCGCTGCGTGCGACTGCTGATTCTGCAGCTCCTGCACCACGCCTGTCAGCACGAGCCGCATCACCTGTGACCGATTCATTCCTTGGTGACAGACCGGGATCAGGAAGTCGGTCGGGTGGATGCCGAGACTCCACGGCTTGGTGCCATCGCTGACCCAGTTCTTCACCATCTCTTGGTCAGGTGCCTCGATGACCCTGCCGCCTTTGCCGAAGAAGTCCGGGTACTTGTCTCTTGCCGCGGCCTCGTTCGGGTCTTCAATTAGAGGGTCAATGAAGTCTGCTGTGGGCATCCCGAAGTCGACCGTACTCTCCAGCTGTGCCAAACCGCGTGGACCCTCTGGTTCTGGTTCTGGTTCCATGTCGAAATCTTGAACTGCCCCTACCAAACCGCCTCCCGGGTCACCTTTATGAAACACTATTAATGCTGGATCTTCTGGAAGACTATCTCTGTCACCGATTGGATAACTATGATCACCTATTTCGATTGTGGCTGTAGCTTGTTCGTAATCATGTCCTAATTTATTTTTTAGATCTTTTAGAGTAAAATAGTCTCCATCTACTTGATCAGAATGAATTTTCCCATTAAGATCTTTATACTTAATGTTAATAATTCCTTCGGGGGCTGGTTCTGGTTGTGATTGTATTTGTTCACGTCGTGCGTCGTTCTGTGCTTGCAACTCCCACGCTGTCGCTATTTCTTCAGCACTCATCCCTACTGAAGGTGTGTTCCCCTCCACGACTTCTACATCTGGCACTCTGTGAGGTATAAGGGGTGGGACTGTTCCCGGAGCGGTATATCCTCCTGTTCCCAATTGTGCTTTCAGCGAGAGAATTGCTGGATGTTCCCATTGCGTCCTCTTTGCGTCACCATACACGTAGTAGGGTTGCCCATCTTTAAAGCCTGCAATCTCCCACCTATCAGGTAATATTCCTATACTATCAAAGTATTTCACGACCTCTATTGCTTTTTCATAGGCTGTAGAACCTTTATATCCTGCGCCAGTTTCTTGCTCTATTTGTTTCAAAACGCGATCCTTAGGATAACCTATATTTAACAGAAAATTAGTGGCTATCTCGTAAGGTTTTGTTCCCTCAGCGGCATGTTTCAGTGGTGGCTCTTCAATTCCACTTTTATTTTGTCTATCTCTGATTTCGCCCTCTATATCTGTTATGTATGTATTGATGTCTTTATCAGTGTCTAGTTTTTCAACCGTCTGAACCACTTCACGAGGACTGTAACCCAAACTCAGTAGCTGCGACCTGATAGAACCCGCATTCGCTGAATTTGACGGTGGTGATTGTGATTGTGCTACTTGTGCTGCTACTGCTCCTACTGGCGTCATCAATGGGTTTTGTTCTATATATCTTAGTCGTGCTTCTAACTGTTCAATCGCTTTAATATTTACACGTGCCGCCTCTCCGGTGAGGAAATTTTTGTCCCCGAGTCGATTTTCTATTTTTTGTTCCAATCTCTCTTTCCTATCTTTAGAATTGTAGAGTCCCGGAATTTGTTCTGGTGGTCTGACATGGCTTCTCCGCATATCTAATTCTGACTCATCTTGTCCTGCTTCTCTTTTTGATTGTGGTTCTGCTGCCCCCGCTGCTACCATTGGTTGTGGTTCTGCTGCCCCCGTTGCTACCACTGGTTGTGGTTCTGCTGCCCCCGATGATCCTGACATTTGCCTGACTAACACCCCGGCTCTGTCGGAAATTGATCCATCTAGCACCCCTTTCTCAAATTGTTCCTTCGTTACATAAAAAGAATTTTCTTTAGTATCAATTTTCGGCCTCTTTCTGAGTATATAATCACCATTATCTTTACGTATTACTTCTCCAATAATGCCACTGTAATCTCTCCCACCACTAGCTATATCTCTACTTTTGTACTCAAAATGTAGATTTTCTCCATCTTCATGTAATAGAGCTTCTGGTTTGCTTATTACCCTATTAAAACCTGACGGAGTAAATGCACCATACCGATATATTTTAAATCCACCCCTTTGATTTCTGAGTCTAGTTCTCCGAGTATTTCTGCGCCTAGTTCTTTGAACATTTCTGCGTCTAGTCTTACGTCTAGTATTTCTGCGTCTAGTGTTGTTTCTATAATTATTTCTCTTTCTAGAATATTTTCTAGCAGGGTTTCTACGTCTAGAATATTTTCTAGTAGAATTTCGGCGCCGCGAACTATTTCTTTTACGAGTTCTTTTAACCATATTTATAATTTAACATATAAAAAAATTAGTTTAAAAAAGAAAGATGAAATATTTCTTATCTTAATATGGATATTAATATCACAAAATTATCCGATAGAGAAATAGCCGGGATTTGTTTAAAATATAATATTATTCAGAGTAATGAATTACAAAATCACACACGAGAGCAAGTTATCCATGAAATACAAAAATGGGTAGATTATAAAAAAACTGCTTATAAACAGAGAAGACACTCTGCGCCTAATATTTCTGCGCCTAGTTCATCGGTATCTAACTCGGCGAATATACAAAAGAATATTAAAACATTTGTGCCCGACAGTACACAACATGGTTTAAAACGAAGTACTTCTCAACCATTAAATATTCAAAAAACAAATAATACAGCGACTTCTCCACCCCAACCTTCAGTAAATCGAGATAGAAGAATGTCAGAACCTTTTACTTCACAAGAAAAAGTTGAGGCAAGAGAAGACCATTCAGCAAAAGTAGTATATAATAATGGTCAAAATGAGATCAAACAAAATGTCCAAGATCCAAACATGAATAAATATGATCAGATAGGAATGTATCCCAAAGTTAGACGATTAATCGCTATGGGTGATTTACATGGCGATTTAAGTATTACATTACAAGCACTTCGTTTAGCAAAGGTTATCCCTGATACTATTTTCCCTTATAATGTTGATAAAATATCATGGTGTGGCGGAGATACTTGGGTAATTCAATTAGGTGATCAGATTGACAGATGTAGACCCGATAACTGGAAAAAGAATTGTATTGAAGATTTTAATGATGTTGTAGAAGATGAAGGAAATAATATGATGATTATTCAATTATGGCAAAAATTAGATGCTATGGCGAAACCACATGGTGGGAGAGTTTTGGGAATGATAGGTAATCATGAATTAATGAATATTGACAGAGATTTTAGATATGTTTCACCACAGGAATTTTTAGAATTCGTCCCACCCAATGAAAGAAATAAGAAATATACTGATGATGGTTATCCTTATGGATATTATCATCGATTAAAAGTTTTTGAAAGAGGTGGTAATATAGCAAAGCATTATGCGATTCAAAAAAAGAGTATTACAGTGATTGGTAAAAATTTATTTGTTCATGGTGGATTAAGTCATGGTTTGATGAGTAAGTATAGTATTCATGAAATCAACAATGTTGTTCAAAAATGGTTATTAAAACAGGGTTCAGAAAAGGAAGACAAAGTGTTTGATGAGATATTTAGAGATGATGATGATATGTCTCCTTTTTGGTGCCGGTTGTATTCGGAGGATGATGGTTATGGTGAAAATACAGAAAAGGGTTATAATGAGCTTTTAAGAATTATAAATTCAAGAAATCAATTAATAGAACCAGTAAGTAGAGTTGTTGTTGCTCATACACCTCAGTTTATGGAGGATAAATATATGAATTCGCTTTATAGTGAAAGATTATGGCGCATTGATGTAGGGATGAGTAGGGCGTTCGGTAAACAGGATAATTGTGGTGATAATAAATACAGACAAATTCAAGTGTTGGAGATTTTAGATGATAAAGTATGTAATAAATTAATAGCACCATTTCATGGGAGACAACCTAGTGCTAATATGGGCGAAAATGCTAATATGAGCGCTGGATTCTTGGGTTAATGAATAGAAAATATATAATATATAATATATATATAATATGGATATTATAGATGACAATGATACGGATATGAAATATTTAGCTGTATATCATAGTAATTTAAGGAATATTGGTATTTTTATAACGATTTCATTAGCTGTTCATAATTTTAAATATCAATCGAATTTCATGAAAAAAAAGGGTAAATATATTATCCCTATCGCATTTTTATCTGTTTCTTTGTTATTGAACGTTGAACTAATCTATAGCAGTATTGAAGATAAGTCTACTTCTGATATCATTGATATTGTACCATTAATCACGTTTGCGTTGATAGTAGTATTAATTGGTAAGACAATTTATAATTTTAATAATTCTATTAATTAAATCCTATCACAAATCATCCGACATACATCCGTGTCATTGTATAATTGGTTGTAACAATAAGTAAATTTTAACCTAATTTCACTCATTTTTAATTTATATATTGTACCAATATGTAAATTAATAATATCATGTATTGTTTTCCCATGAAATACCATCCATCCACTGTGAGAATATTCTTTATGTAAGATATTTTCCTTTCTCAACTCACTAATAATTTTTTTCATATATGATTCGTGACAACGATTCCTGAAACTCTTTATGAGTTCATTATCTATTTCTTGTTTGCTTTTAATGATTGATCCGTAATAGTCCATCATATTTTAAATTGTTTTATTGATTCTATCAAAAATTCAAATCAAATTTAAATATCTTTTATATGCTTCTTTCACAGAGATTCTATTTCTGTAATCTTGTTCTGTCATGTCATGAAATAATTCTAAATATGGTTTTAATTCTTTACTGAGTAATAATTTTAGTAATAATTTTTTATCGGTATCGTTGTTGCGACATGAATCTAACAAAATCATAAATGGTACCATTCCTAAAGAGTAAGTATCTAATTTACGAAATAATGATCTAATATCTGGTTTGCGTAACTTATGAAATTCATTTTTTAGGATATCATATCTGATATTATCTAAATCTCTACCGAATAATTCTTCATGAATATATTGACAATACATATAATCTTTGCGATGTTCTCCAAAAACAATATCTTCTTCTTCATATTTAATTTCTTCATTTGTTAATTTAGGATAATATATATATTCAAAAGGATATGCTTCATACATTCTACCTGTATTAAATTCCTCTTTCATCCTATGTATTAATTTTTTCTTTTCCCCAAATTTCAATGATAATCCGAAATCAATATAATATAATTTACCATCGTAAAAAATAATATTATCCCCCTTGATATCATGGTGACAAACTCCTATCTTTTGTAATTCAACTAATCCTAAGAATAAGCTTTCCATAGATTTGAACAATTCAATGAAATTTTTAATAAATAGGTGTTTATCATTAATTACTTCTTTAGTAAATAAAGAGTAATAATAATTATTTGATGTGCGACCTACAAAATCACCCTGTAATAATTTAAACTTTTTATTTTCTTTAGGTATTACTTTTCCCGCTTTAGTAAAACAACTTTGAACATCAGAAAGTTTTTTTAATGAATTATAATCTTTTGAAATACATTTACTATCCCATAAAAGACACCAATTCTGATAGTTATCTGATTTTTTCATGATAATCTCTGAAATTTTTATTTCATTTGAGGGGATTTCATCAAATAATAATTTTGTTTTTCGTTTAGTTGATTTTTTCTTTTTTTTATTTTTACTGCTGCGAAGAAGATGTTTTTTTGTTTTCTTATTTTTCTTTTGTGAATTACATGGTAATTCGGGTATAAAAATACAACCTTCACCCCCATATTTAAATAATTTACTTTTACCATCCATTGTCTATATTATAAGAAATAAAATATAATATACAATATTATAGACAGAATGGTTTTTAATGGAATAAGTAAAGAATCATGTCCTAATTATAATCAAGGGGCAAATAATATTTTTGATAAAAGTTATCGAGGTTTTATGGATCCATCTGTTACTTCGGATGAATCTTATGGTACGGAAAATTTTAACAAAACATGTTTTAATATATGCGCAACGAAAAACAATGACGCAGAAAAAACAGATAAGGAGGCTACATTTATAGAGAATGAAACCTGTTTCCCTTGCTCAAGTTCTTTAGGTGAAACTAATAATCCAGCTTTTGGAACAAAGAATTATTTAATGAATGCGGGTAGATATGAAATGTGTAATATATCAACTGATCCAGATTCAGGTGCTTTACGAGATGATTCGCCCCCTGGAACGATTCCATTATGGTTTACGCGACAACAAGATGCTAATATATTGGGTGATACTGTTGATAGGATAAATTGGTCAAGTGCCGGTTCTCAATTAGACGCAACAGATATTAGTTCTGAAGCATATAAAATACAACAATATTGGAAATCAAATAATAAAGGTTTAACAAACGAAGAAATTTTAAGATTAATTGGAAATAGAACAGCTGGTACTTTAGAATACACATTACCGGAAGAATATATGAAAAGACAGCCAATAGGTGGTCAGATAACCGTAGATGTTTTTGACTTTGAAAAGTTAAGAAGAGATATTAATGATGGGAGAGGTTCTGTTGTTTATTGTGGAGATTCTAATAAACCGTCATGGGCTGAATGTCCTAATAGTAAATTTGGACCGAATGATGTTATAGCCGAAGAAGTTGAAGATTTTATTACAGAGATTTTAGACAATGCTAGAGAAGCGGATTCGGTAGATATTTCTGGATCTGCGACACAATTTGGTAATTTATTATCTGGTTTACAATATGATTCAGCGTTTGAGGCTTGTGTTAATGATAAATTAAATACAATTGATGATATGGATAAAGATTATAAAACTCAAGAAAGGATAGCTGGATATACTTCAATCAAAGATTTTAGAAATGAAGATATTCATTATTTGAAGCGTAAACTAAGAAAAATAATTAATATGAAGACAAGAGATGTAACAGACTGTATGAATCTTTTAAATTTAGGTAAATCAATCTGTGCGACAGGAGTTGCTGATAAAACTCTCATGATTGGTTCGTTAATATTCAAAGTTATCGGTAATGATAGAATTGATATCATGCAGGCAGACAATGATGAAAGATATAAAATTAATAAATTAATAGATGAATTAGGTCCTTTAATACCTAAAGCAGTCAAAAATATTATTAAAATCTCTAAAGAATATGAAACAAGAGTATGTAATGTTCCAACAAATACAACCTTACTTTTAGAGAGATTATATATGGATTTATATGATAAAGAAACTAAAGTTACCTTTGATTTTACACCTAATTTTGATTTAAATTTTAATGAATTAGCAAATACAACACATTTTTGGCATTTTATTCAAAAGATAACTGTATTAGTAGTTATGTCGGTATTATTATTTATGGCTGCTAATTTCGTGACTGTTTTCATAAGTAGAACACAAGTTATTACTAAAGTAAATGAAGGTTGAACTAAAAAATAAGGTTAAACTAAAATATAAATTTGATAATTAATTTTTATTTAAACATATCAATTGAAATAATATTTGATATGGAAACACTCTTTTGGGAAACACATAACAATGCTCTCTTTAACGTATTTATTCGTGACTTATCTCAAAATATAAATATAAATTTAAAACACATGATTTTAGATGATGAGAATCTTAAAAAGACACAAAAGAAGAAATCAACTAAGCCAAAAAAGAAGGATTTAATTATTCAAGAACAAAATAAGAAAAGAAGTGAAAAACAAGTAAAAGATGATATTATGAAGATTGATTACGCTTTTAAGAATATAACTTCAGAAAATTTTTATGATAAATTTAATAATCTGAAAACAGAAAAAGGAAAACAATTATTTAAATTTAAACTTTTATCTCATTTTGTTGATTTACAAAAGGAAAAAAAGAAAGATTATATGTCTCAAATATTAATATTATATTACAGTTTAAAATATGGTAATCGCGAATTTATCATCAATGATAAAAATTATATAAAACTATCTAAGAAATTAGACAAGAAACTTAGTGAATGTGATGTAAAAAGTTATCTGATGAAGGAATGTAGTGATCTATTACCACCATTAAATTTTTGGGACAAGGGTGATTATGTATTAGATGATTGGCAGAAACATGTTGTGGGGTGTATTAAAAATTCAAAATCGGTTTTAGTGCGAGCTCCAACTTCTTCTGGTAAAACCTTTGTAGCAATGGCTACTGGTATTATTCATAAAAAAATATTATATATTTGCCCCGCGAAACCTGTAGCATTTCAAGTAGGGGCAAATTTTACAAAGATGGGTTATCATGTTCATTATTTAGTAGAAAATATGGGTCATTTATCATATAGTAAAGATACAAATATCTTTATTGGGACTCCTGGTGTTATAGAACAATATTTACCAAGAATTTATACCAATTTTGATTATGCCGTATTTGACGAAATTCATAATCTTGATTCTATGATAGAATATGAAAATATTATTAAACTCGTTCAATGTCCTTTCTTAGCTCTATCAGCTACAATTGAAAATATTACATTTATTAGGGATGTATTTATGAAGATACATCCTACAAAGCATATAGAATACGTTGAATACAATAAGCGATTTATTAATATTCAAAGATGGGTTTATAATGATAAGTTAACTGTTTTACATCCGTTAGCATGTTTAGAAAATGATATTTCGGAAATTCAAAGTTTATCCTTCACGCCAAACGATTTAATTAAGTTATATGATATCATTTATGAAATCTTTGAAGATTCTGATGAAGAGGAAAAGATAGAATATCTTTCACCTGATAATTATTTTAAAGAGGATAAATTATTAACTTTAGATGATACCAAAGACTACGAAGAATACATAAAAAATGAATTACCAAAACTATACGAAATATATAATGATAAGATGATTGAAGTTCAGGATAGATTCAAATCATTACCATGTGAAAAAATAAATGATACAGATAAAATGATTACATTCTTTAAAGATTGTAAGAAGAATGATATGTTACCAATGTTATATTTTCATACTGATGAAAGTGTAGCAAAAGATATCTTTATGAATTTATATCAAAATTTACATGAATGTGAAAATCGCGAATACCCTTTTCATTATGATATTCTTCACAAGAAAAGTGAACTATACAAGAAATATTTAGAACGCAGAGAAACTTATTCTGATAGTATTAAAATTAAAACAAAAGATGCTCATACTGAAAAGAGTGAAAAGATGAACAAATTTGATAAGGAACAACGATATAAATATATTTCAGATGTATTAGATTATTATAATAAATGTTGTGGTAAATGTGATGGTATTCCTTTAAAGAATATTATCAAAGAAAGAGATGTATTCCTTGAAAATCCTGATTTTAGAGATGTAGATATTTTTAAGAAACATTCAGAGTTTGTATTTACAAGAGGTGATCCGATGAGTGGAGATGAAATACGAAGTATTCGTAGAGAAATCAAGAAATCAATTGGTTTAACGATTGAATATGAAAATCCATATTTTCAATTATTAAAGAGAGGAGTTGGTTTATATATTTCATCTATGCCTGATGTGTATAATTGGATTTTACAGAGGTTAATGAGCGAAAAGAAACTTGGCATTGTTATTAGTGATAAAACACTATGTTTAGGGATTGATTTACCGATTCGTAGCGTAGCTTTATCTGGATATAATTTGCCAAATTATACTACATCCGATTATTTACAAATGAGTGGTCGAGCAGGTAGAAGAGGGCATGATACAAGAGGAAATATTATCTTTCATGGTTTGCCAGATTATTTAGATTTAATGAAAGGCGAATTACCTAAGATTACCGGCTCCACTACTGAAATCGGTAACAGTTATTCAATATTAAAGTATATCAATAAGAATATTAATACAGAGAATCTATCTTGGAGGATAAATCAAAGAGGTACTACTTTGGATAGTAATACTTTTAGTATAGATTTAAATCCCAAGATTCATAAATTTGCTTGGTTAGTAAGATATTACACTGATATAGATGATTTCTTAATTGAATTCATTAAAATTGAGAAGAAAATATTCATGATTGATGAAGATGAAAGGGAAATATGGTTTTATAGATATATTATAAAAAATCTATTTAATTTAGATGTAGATAGATACATCATGGTTTATAAAAAAAATAAGATAGAGAAAGATATTAATGAAACCATAGAGAATCTTTTACATATTGGTGAAATTCATAGACATATTGTAAATTCATTAGATAATACATTCATGATAACAAAGCGTGAAAGTCTAAAAATATTTATGAATCTAAGAACTTTAATTTATAAATATAGGGGATTTGATTAAGGATGACATTTTTGACAAATACAAGGTTCTTCACGATTAATCTTTTCTTTATTTTCAGGTATTTTAGGAACACAGTTTGTACACCATGATAGACGGTGAAGTCTCCCTGCTCTGGTTTCTTCTTTACAATTATCGCCATAGCAAGTCCCAGCTACTTTACAATGAAAGAATTTATCACATCCCGCACAATTAATTTTTATCTGATCAAGAGGAAACCTTTGAAAGCATCCATGACATCTGATGTTTTCATCCATAGTAAATGTAGGTGGTGGAGGTACAGGGTAAATTTTAACAGATTTAATTCTTTTTTTTGTATTACTATTTGACCTTATCCTTTTACCTTTTTTCGCACGACGAGTAAAACACATCTCGTTATTTTTATTTATGATACATTAATATTTAAAATCAAATTTATCTTTAATCTTTCTCTTCGTATTTTTTTTATTTTAAGTATTATATAAATGGAAACGTTAAATGAAGTGAATGAGCTTTTAACAACAAAAATGTGTTCACCCGTTATTATATATGGTGTCGTCTTAGCTATGTCTTTGATTTGTATTTATTTAGTGAGACAGAGATTGGGTAGATATAATACTCTTAAGATGGAAAATTTATATAATTTATATTCGGCTCAAGAATTAAAATTCTTATTAACCCTAGGTGTTATCATGTATGGTTTATGTCAGTATAATAAGACAGAATTAGCTTGGATTTTCTTAATTTTCCCTGTAATTTATGTTTTAATTCAGAATGTTTTATTACATATTCATGTATCTTCGGCCCTACAGAATGCTCCAGCTGAAGCACCTATTATGCAGTCGCAGCACTATGGTTTAGGTATGGCACCACCTCTATTAGCGGGTAAAGGACCTTCTCCACCTCAGATTTCAACTGATGAGAAACCCATGGAAATGCCCCCACCTCCTCAGCAAGAATTCACTTTACCTAAGATGACGAATCAGTCTTCATCTATGGGTGGTGGTTTCAGTGGTGGTGGTTTTGGTGGATTCGGTGGAGATAGTGGTCCTATTGGATTCACTTTATAAATGAATCTTATTTAAACTTATTTTATGTTATGATAATTATGAAGATATTATCATTTGATGTTGGTATTAAAAATCTTGCTTATTGTCAATTAGATAGTGAAGATAAATCTATCATTGATTGGGGTATTTTAAATATTTCAGTTGAACCAACTTGCCAACATGAAATTAAAGGTAAATGCTGTGAAAGCACTGCTAAAAAGATGGTTAAAGATACAGGTTTCAGATTATGTAATAGTCACTGTAAACTGAAATCATATAAAGATCTTAAATTAAAAAATACACCAAAGCTAGAAAATCCCATGTTTCAGTTGGGTAAAAGCATTGTAAAAACTTTAGATGAGAAAAAGAACTTTTTAGAATCTGAAATCGTAATCATTGAAAATCAACCGGCTCTAAAAAATCCTACAATGAAAAGTGTTCAAATGATAGTCTATAGTTATTTTTTAATGAAAGGAAATATTAAAGAAATTCAAATGATTAATGCTCGCAATAAATTAAAAGCTTATGATGGACCTAAAGTAGAATGTGATATTAAAGAAACATATAAAAGAAACAAGTTTTTAGCAATTCAGTATACAAAACACATGATATATCAAAATCCTAAAATATCGTATGATTATCATAAATTATTTGAAGAATCTAAGAAGAAAGATGATTTATCAGATAGTTATTTACAAGGTATATATTTTATAGGATTAAACAACTAGATAAACACCAATAGCAGCTAATGCTATACCGAACAATGATTTCATAGTCATTTTAGTCCCTCTTATAAAGTAGATTGCTAAGAAAAAAGCAATTATACTATTCATATTTACAATCGCTTTGCTTTTACCTGGATTATCACAGGTTTTTAATGATAAGAACTGACATGGAGAAATGATTACTGCTGAAACCCCAGCAACAACTAAATAAGGCCATAGATCTTGTAATTCGATGAATCTTATCTTTTCTCCTTGAACTTTTGATTTATATAAGGCTAATAAGATAATAAAAAATCCACAAAGAATATAATAATACAATAAATGCTCTATCGTAGAGTATTTAGCGGTAAATTTTTTAGTGAATATATCTCTCATTGCGATTAAGAAAGCAGCAACACCCGCATAAAATATCCAACTTTCCATTAAGTATACTTACTCATATTTTTTTATTTTAATTCTTAGAAATGGATCAAAAGGAAACACCCTATTATGATTTTAGTTTTAGTGAATTATATGATATATCCTATGATACAATTATATTTTTAACGTTAATCTGTATTGTAATATTAGTTATAGGATATCAATATTACATGAAAAGTTTAGATGAAGTCCCTGATGTAGAGTGGCCTTTTTTAAATTTAAAAGATGAGAATGGTAGAAATATTAACATGCTGGTTATAAGAGGATATCTTGAATATAATAGAAAAAATACAAAGCAGTTTTTAGAATATTTAAATAGAGGGATTAGATTTATAGGATGTAGTAGTCATCAATCTTTCCCAAGAGTATGTAATAATCCTTATGGTGGGTGTCACAAAGCTGAAAATATAAAAGTTTTTGGTAAAGATGTTGAAGATTTTGTCTTAGGATGGTGTCATTGTTTTCGGGAACCAGAAAAATATATTAAATCGGGCATTCCTAAAATATTAATTTCTGAATCTGATTTTAATGCTGAAGATGCTCTTTATGATCCATCGATTCAAAAAAAATATGATTATATTGCTATTCAACCAATTGATAATCCACAATGTAAAATAGGATGGCATGGTCATTATAAAAATTGGCCCTTAGCAGAAAAATGTATTCAAGTATTAAGTGATGAATTAGGATTAATTGGTTTGATAGTTGGTAGAGATAAATGTCCTATTAATGTAAAAAATAAAGATAGAGTCATTTCAACACCCATTTTAAAGAAAAGTGAATTTCATAGAAAAATTATGGAAAGTAGATTCATGTTGTTACCAAATACAGAAGAGGCATCGCCGAGAGTTTTAACTGAATCACTTGTATTAAATACACCCGTCATGGTTAATAATGAAATTTTAGGAGGATGGAAATATATAAATGATAAAACGGGATTATTTTTTACTGAAAACACTATCAAAGAATCAGCAATTCGTATCTTAAATAATATTAAAAGAAATACATATTCACCAAGAGAAGATTATCTAAGTAAATATGGATTAAAGAAAACTGGTAAGGAGTTAAGAGATTTTTTAAAATCTATAAATCCTGATTTAAGTGATTGTGAATATGTTAGATTTGATACGAGTATTTAAAATATTTTTACAAATATAATGGAAGATATTGAAACTATTTTAAATTCAGATGATATCTATAAAATAGTCGGTATAATAGTGATAATAGGAGTATTAGTTTGTTTATATTGTTTTGATAATAATGATGATCCAATTAAATATCTTAAAAATATTAAGATACCAAATATCATTCATTTTGTATTTGGATTAAAAGAACAAGATGAGGAATTTTTCTTTACTTATTATTTAGCTGTATATTCAGCATGGGCAATGAATAAACCAGATAAAATTTATTTTTATTATCATTACAAACCTTATGGAAAATGGTTTAATGAATTAAAAAATATACCAAATATAATATTTGAATATGTTGATATACCAACACATATAGGTAGAAAACCATTAAAAAAAGTTGCTCATAAAGCAGATATTATTCGCATGAATAAATTAATAGAAAGAGGGGGTATTTATATGGATATAGACACAATATCAGCAAAATCATATCATCATTTATTGGATAACGAAGTTGTTTTAGGTAAAGAAGGAAATTATGGTATATGTAATGCTATTATGATGACTATACCTAATAGCCGATTTTTCAAATTATGGATGGATCAATATGAAGAAGAATTTATATCTGATGGATGGGCTGAGGCATCAGTTATATTTCCAAAAAAGTTATACGAAAAATATCCAGATTTAATTTCATTGCAAGAACAAGATGTATTTTTCTATCCGGGTCCAACAGAAACTGATAAAATTTTTAAATATAAATATGACATTTCTCCAAATTTAGTTACTCTACATTTATGGGAAACATTTTCAATAAATTATCTTAGAAACATAGATATCAAATGGTTACAAGAAAACAAACATACTCTTTATAGTAAAATAGTATCTAAATTTATATCTTTATAAATTAGCGATATACTTGTTTTCTCCACCATAATTCGCTATAGTGTGGTTTACCTTTTAAATTCTTACTATGATGATTTTTAGTTCTATTTATGATAATTGGTTGACCTGATGTTTTATCTATAACTTTACCCCCGGTTTCTTTTAATTTTAATTTATATTCACCATGATATCCCTGAAGAATTCTGTAAAATAATCTCGGACCAGTTGGATCTAATGGATTTTCTCCATGATATCTTGTTTTATAATTATTTACTATTCTATTAATAGCATTCATATAAATATCATTATTTGGTCTAGAAGCCATAAAACTTATTTGAATTCCTCTCGCATATTTACCTTTTTCAGGTCCAATATTAAATTGTTGCGGCCTATCTTCTACTAATACTAAATTATCATTCTCAAAGTCTATGATTTCGTTTAATGGTTTTACTATTCTCTGTGATAAATCACTATAAATTCCACCCCGTTTATATAAAATACAATATCTGAATAAATCTGCTTTATAAGCACCAGGAATTAGACTATCATATGCTTCTAATACATCGGAATTAAAATTGTTTTGTATGAACTCCCTTGAATCTTTATCATCATAATATTCAATTACCAAACCCGGATTATCATTAATCATATTATTAAAAATATCAGATAATTCATTATTTAAATTATTATAATGATCAGGTCCTGTCTTAAACATTGTTTTTGGTATAAATTGTTTATCACTATATATTTCATTTGTATTACCTTTAATAATTGATTTATTTATTTTACCTTTATTTGCACCAACATTAAAATAACAACATACTAATAATATACTTATAAGGATTACTATCATTAGTATGTCATTATCTTTAATGAATTTTATTAATGCATTAAAATATTTCTCCATGATTCACTATAAAATAATAATATAAAATAATAATTATTGAAATAATATACTGAATAATGAAATATTTATTTCATCTGAATGATCATGTGTAATTGTTGGTATTTTCCAACAATCATTA